TGTACGTACTCAGCTTCATAGCCATTTCCGATTGCTGATAACAAGCCTTGCATTGCTGCGATCATTGCTTGTTGGTAAAATTCTTTCTCTGTCATTTTGTTAATTTATATAGGTTTAAAAATCGTGCTGTAGTGCACTTGAATTCATTCATTGGGTTATCTGTAGTAGGCTTAGTTACTTGATAAATCACCATGCCAGCCTTATCTGAGATTGGCATCACTAACTGTTCTCTAGTTAGATTCTTGTACGTTTTGTTTAGTTCAATCATTTCTTATTGTTTAAATTATTAAATTCCTCCTTGCTTACTTTCCTAACATCTAGCTGGTCAATGTTATCTGTGACTAAGATACAATAATCATGACCTGACTTGTTGAACGTCTTAGCTGAGTATCTAGCATACTTGAGATTCTCTAGGCTTGACTCAATAATGAAGTAGGACTTTTCCATTATTTACAGTTTAATTGTACAAAATATTCATTGTAGTACTCAGTACAAGCTAAAAGACGCTCTCTAATAGCTTCTTCTGTTGAAATGTTACGTTCATACTGAAGTACTGTTATTCTCTTCTTAGGGTCAATGTGAGATACCTTGTGAATAGATTTGTTATCCCAATCAGAAAGTAGAAAGTCATCTGTATCAATCATACAGTAGATTAATTCAGCTGATTCCTTATCACATAGCATCATGTAGCCTCTCAATTGCCATTCATAATCTTTATTAATTCCTTCTACTGAGATAGCTGGGAAAGTCTCTAGTGACCATGATGTCTTGATGTCAATTATTGAATTGTCCAGAATAATATCAGGAGTACCTATTAGACAGTCATTCTCAATAGTATCTGCATTCTTGATATAGAATGTGTCTCTCACCTGATTAACTAGCTCAATAGACTCATGCTCCCAGTCAGTGCCTTTCTGCATTGCTTTAGTAGAGATAAAAGAGTTATAGCCAAAGAAATCTTCTTTTGCCTTGTTAGCTATGTAAGACTTAGTAGTCTGTGATAGTGTCTCTGACTTAGTGCGTGACTCAGTCATTAATTTTCCTAGTGATGATGGATGCCATTTCATAGTGCTTGTATTTGTTGTTTGGTTAATGTAAAATCTGCTTTCAATTTCTCTGCTGTGTACTTTCCTGACTCAATTGATTTAAGAGCTTCTTTGAATCTGTCATCTGTAAGTGATGGCTTAGCTGATGCACTAGCACTATTGCCATCATCATCTACAGCTTGAAGGCTCAAAAGTGATTGAAGTGTAGCTCTTCTGTAGTAGGTCGTTGCTCCAATCATTTTTTGTGGATCAATGTTGTCAGGTAGTGTCAACCAGCTCTCTATCATTTCACCAGTCTCAATGTCAATTATCTGAGTGCTCAGAACTTTGTCATGGATAGGTTGTAATAGGAGCAATCCATTCTCATGAAGGATAGGCTCAACTGTTTCTAGCAATGCGTTAATGTCAGCATAGCTCTTTTTAAAGTGAGGATTGGTGCTGTTCTTAACAACCTTGCCAATGCTCATCTTTGCCTTGTGAATCTTAGTCCACAATGGCACTTTGGTTACTTCGTTTTGCATATATATTTATTTAATTGTTTACAAATGTAATAATAATTTTTAGTTGTGCAACTATTTTATTGATTTATTTTATCATACCATTCGAGAAATGTGTCAAAATCTCTAGCTATGTAGTAGATTCCTTTTGCACTCTCTATCTTTTCTTGATACTGTTTCTGTACTTCTGATTGTCTATCTTTACCATACTTCACTTCGATCTTAACTGACTTACCATTGATAGTAGCTGAGATGTCAGCTGTGCCCTTAGTGCCTTGTCCTGGTGTCCACTTACCTGGTAACTGCTTAGTGTAAGCTATCTCACCAGTGCCAACTTGAATCTTGTTGCCTTCTCTGTATTGTCCTTGATTACCTATCCTCTCAGCTTGGTTGCCAGTAGCATTGATGTAGAATATTATTGACTTTGTCAGGCTGTTAGCTGAGTTGTCTGACCATTCTGTTAGTCCAATGTACTTTGGATTCATGCTAGGATACTTAGCCATTGATATCTCAAGCTCTAATGCTTTGAGTTTTGCTTTGTTTTCTTTGGTCATTTAAAATAGTTTTTGTTGTGCTACGTGGTTATTAATTCGTGTCATTGCTTTATCGAAGTACTCTTTGTCAAGTTCACACGCTGTTAAGTCAAATTTGTAATCGTGGCAAGCTATTGCTATTGAACCACTGCCAAGGTGGGTGTCTAAGATTTTGTCTCCTTGATTTGCTAATTTATCAAGACAAAATTTATACAATTCAATGGGTTTTTGTGTTGGGTGCATTTTTGTTTCTGCACTTGTTTTACCTGATAAATTTCCATAATATCTATAATCAAAACATAAAGCTGGTTTTTTAAATGAAGTCCAAGCCAACTCTCCATCGCTAAAATTTGCAACTGGATTTTGTTTATACCAAAAAATAAAGCATTGAGTAGGTTCTAAAGGAAAATAATTACCACCCCAAATTATTTGATTTTTAGAAACTCTTTTTAGTTGGTTAAAATATTCAATACTTGGAATTGTTTTATCCCAATCTCCTTTATGATAATCATTGCTAATATATTTATCTCCATTGCTTGCAGTTGAAACTCTATTATATTTTGTAAAATCTAATCCATAAGGAGGATCAACTATAGCCAAATCGAAGTAGTTATCTTCATAACGAGCCATCAACTCCATGTTATCTTCATTTGTTATTGTTATCATATCTCTTTGTATATCATGTGTAACAATACCTCTCTTAAAGATTCGCATGGATACAATTGTTTTATCTCATCTCTTTCAGTCACTGTGCCAAAACAGCCTTTAAAATTAGTAGTGAAGGATAGTAAAGTGAAGTGTCCATTGTACTTAAGGGTAGCTATTACACACACTGTAGACATCAATTCATTGACATCCATTTGATCAATCATTTTTTTATTCATTTCTCTTCTATTTTTTTAATTAAATTTATTACTTGCTGTCTACTTATACCTAACTGCTCAGCTACTTTTGTTCTGTTAAAATTACTATCTGACTTATAAATTGCCAGTAATTTGTCATAGGTAGTCTCAGCTCCTTTCATAGCTGTTTTAATATCTTTTAATTCAGCAGCTTCAATCTTTATTTTCTTAGCATTCATGATAAAGTAGTTGCTCAACTTTTCAGCCTTTAGAATACTATCTTTAGATATTTCTAATGCATTAACTTTCTCATCAAAATTACTTGAGAATAAATGAATTAATAAAGCAAATCTAGGGATGTAACTTTTTTGCTTAGGATACATTGACTTAAGATATTCATTTTCTTCATCATTGTTTTGCTCCTTAGTTATTCTGTTAAAGATTCGCTTCCATTCTTCTTTGGCTTCTTGCTTGAACTTTACTGTGTTAGTAATTATTTTTCCATCATTATCTCTCTTTATGAATGCACTCTTTAAACCTTGATAGAATCTAGTGATAGTGTTACTATACCACATGATGTCAGCTATGTGCATTTCATTTTCATTGTACTCTTCTACCTTAGCATCAGGAAAGCTCAATAGCATACGGTCTAAGAATCCATTGTCCTTATTTTCATCAGTTGCAAATTGGTTAAAGATACTTGGCTGGATACCACCTAGCACTGGTATAAATGGTCTCTCAATAAATGATCCTTTTCTAGTCATTCTATTCACAGATACTGACTTGCTAGACCAGCATGATAGCCAAAATTCCAAATCAGATCCAGCTCTATACTTATTCATGTCCTTAAACCATCCAGCTAGCTCATCTTTAAATACTCCTACGGAATTATCTGACTCCTGGTGTAAGTCAACTAATGCCTCTAATGTAATATCATTGGCTATAAACTGAGTTTTTTTAGGTTTCATTGGCTCAGGATGTTCTTCTTTCTCTTTCTTAGTTAAGTCATTGTAGTAGTTGAACACTTCCATCTGATCTGAGTATCTCTTTATCTCTTTAAAATTTAATACATTTAATGGCTTTATTATGTTATCAATGCTTGGAGTCTTACCTATACCAGCTCTACCTACTACAGCTAACCAAATTACACCAGGCTCAGTCCATCCTTTTTTAACTTCAATCTCATAGGTGTTACCTACACATACTGAAATCAACCAAAGTAAACTACAGCCCATGTAGTCAATGTTAGCATCTAACTTATTGTTACATTCTAAGATGTAGTGCTGTATCTCTTCAGGAAATATGTCTAATGGAAAGTTAATACCTGAGATTGGCAAAGGTTTATCAATCTTTGGTTTATCCTTTTCAATTTCTTTCTTTCTCCTAGATCCAAATCCTTGTTCATACAAGTCTTTAGTAGCCTCTTTAAAGTCACCATTGTGCATCTTATGTGCGTATGCCACAAATGGACTTATTAGCTTCTCATGAGGATAAACTGTGCCAGTTGAAAACAAGTACATGCATCCACTATCTTTGAACACACTACCTGAATGTGCGGATGTAGCTCCATGTCTTTTGATTAGGTAGTGGTCTTTCTTTTGACCATTGGTAGGAATAAAGAAGTCATCCTGAATAACGGACCAAATATCTGTTTTATCATTGAAATCTTGCCAAGGTGTCACCTCATCATCTGAGTATATCTTTGGCTCTTTCTTTGGCTCTTCAGGAGCTTTCTCAATGTGATTGTAAGCTGAGGATAAGTTCCAAAGTGTTTGACGATCATCATCTGTTATAAATTCTAGTTGAAAGTAAGACCTTGTATTGTCTAATTTTTTCCCTGGATAAACAAAGACATAGCCACCAGTGCCTCTAGTCTCAATTACAGCTTCTTTATGACCTTTTAACTTAGCTATCTTTGAATTACCTACTACTCTTTTAGACTTGTATAAGATGTGATAGCCACCACTTTTAGTAACATAGACAGAAAACTTTG